CGTACATAGTTTAGATCTCCTTTAGTATAGTATAACATATTTATTAGCATCCACAACTACCGCAGCAACCAGGACATGCTTGCCAGCAATAACTTCTGATACATCCTGAACAACCACTGCTAGAGAACTGTGGTGGGAAGAATGGTGGGAAGAACGGGAAGAATGGGAAGAACGGTGGGAAGAATGGGAAGAACGGGAAGAATGGGAAGAATGGTGGGAAGAACGGGAAGAATGGGAAGAACGGTGGGAAGAATGGGAAGAACGGGAAGAACGGGAAGAATGGTGGGAAGAACGGGAAGAATGGGAAGAACGGTGGGAAGAATGGGAAGAACGGGAAGAATGGGAAGAATGGTGGGAAGAACGGGAAGAATGGAGGGAAGAATGGTGGGAAGAATGGGAAAAACGGTGGGAAGAATGGTGGGAAGAACGGGAAGAATGGTGGGAAGAATGGTGGGAAGAATGGAGGGAAGAATGGTGGGAAGAACGGGAAGAATGGGAAGAACGGTGGGAAGAACGGTGGGAAGAATGGAGGGAAAAATGGAGGGAAGAACGGGAAGAATGGAGCAATAGTAGTTACGTTGTTAGATGCTGGTGATGTTGCTGATGTTCCATTAGCATTTACTGCTCTAACAGTGTAAGTCTGTGCTGTATTTGCTTCTTGTCCAACAGAGACTGAAGTTCCTGCTGTTGAGTTAGTCTTGCCATCTGATGCTGCCCAAACATAAGAGGTAATTGCACTTCCTCCGTTTGCTGGTGCTGTCCAAGAAACTGAGTCAGCATCTACTCCTGCTGTTGCAGTTGGTGCTGAAGGAGTTGCTGGTACTGTTGTTACTGTTACTGCAGCAGAAGCAGCAGATGCTGCGGAAGTTCCTGCAGCATTAGTTGCTGTTACTGTAAATGTTACAGATGCTGCTGACGCAATACCTTCAACAATAAGTGGAGAAGATGCTCCAGTTTTTGTTTGTCCAGTACTTGCTGTTACTGTAAAAGATGTAGCAGCAGGAGAAAGTGCTGGTAAAGAAAACGCTACAGAAACTGCTCCATTATTGAAGGCTCTTCCTGTTCCAACGTTTGTTCCTGTAACACCTGTTGGTGCTAATGGCTCCAAGAAGTCATTTGACGCTTGGGACTTTCTACCTGATTTCTTACCTGCTGCCATTTGTATCTCCTAATTTCTTATTGAATTTTGTATTACGCTGTCAAGTCGCCGTAGACAACCCATGTGTTTTCTGCTCTCTTGAAAAGAGTTGCAGATGACCACTGAGTTCTCAACTTAAGACCTGGTGTTGCATTTACGGTAACTCCTGCTGCTCCAGCAATCGTTACTTGACCTGCACCAGTTTGAAGAATATCTAAAGATGTTCCTACTGGGTAAGCAATTGATGAATTTAGCGGAATTGTTAATGTAAGTGCTGATGCTGAACCCATTTCAATTAAATCATCTCTGTGATCTAGCGTTGATAGAGTATAAGATGCTGTCTTTTGTGTAATTGGTGTGTATGAATCTACCTTTGTTGCAAGTGATGTTGTAACTGTTGAAGCAAAGTTAGCATCATCGCCAAGTGCTGCAGCAAGTTCGTTAAGGGTATTAAGTGCGTTTGGTGCACCATCAATAACTGCTGTTACTTCTGCAATTGCTTCAGACTTTGCTGTTGCGATTGCTGTTACAGTTGCTGTTGAAACTGGCTTGTCAGCATCTGATGTATTGTCAACATTTCCAAGACCTAGAGTGGTTTTTGTAACTGCTGCCACATCTGCAGTTGTTGCAAGAAGTGATGTGTCTGCGATGCCGTGTACATTTAGTGTTTCTGCATTGTGATCAGTAATTGCATCGTCTGCATATGTCTTTGTTGCTACTGTTGAGTCGATATCAAACTGCTCATCTTCTGAGTTCCAGTCAATTCCAACGCCAGCAAGTGCTGATTGGTCTATAACTGCTCCGTTAACCGCATCTGTAAGTTGTTGCTGTGTAACAAGAACAGTTGTATCATTAATTCCATGTACATTTGATGTATCTGAATTGTGTGTCGATAGGGCTGTATCTGCTGCTTCGCCTGCTGCAGTAATTGCTTCTGTTTTAGCAGTTGATACATTTCCTGTTGTTGCTAGAAGAGAAGTATCTGCAATTCCATGCACATTTGTTGTATCTGAATTATGTGTTGAAATCGCAGTTGATGAAGCCGTTGCTGCATCTGCAATTGCCTCTGACTTGGCAGTTGACACATTTGTAAGAGTTGCTAGAACTGAAGTGTCTGCAATTCCGTGAACATTTGTTATGTCTGCTTCGTGAGCAGAAAGTGCTGTTGCAGCACCTTGTGCTGCGGTAGCAACATCTCCTGTTGTTGCAAGAAGTGCTGTGTCAGCAATACCATGAACAAGTGTTGTGTCTGAAGCGTGTGCTGCTAGTGCTACTGCTGCTCCTGTTGCTGCTGTATTAACATCTCCTGTTGTTGCAAGAAGAGCAGTGTCAACAATACCGTGAATCATAGTTGTATCATTTTGGTGGTTTGTTAGGTTTGTTCCCATTGTTAAATAAAATTGTGGATCATCATTGATCGCTTGTGCCAACTCATCAAGAGAATTGAGAAGTGCTGGCATGTCGCCACCGATGATGGCTGCTAGTTCTGATGCATTAGCAAAGTACTGTAATGCTGACCATGTAGATGAGCCATTACCCATCTTAAACTTACTTGTGTCGGTTTCAAAACCGATCTCACCTGCTGCTAGAATTGGGTTTGCAGCCGTCCATTGTGCTGCAGTACCTCTGCGCTGTTGCATTCTTGTTGCCATTTATATATTCTCCTTATGGGGGCTGCCCATTAACTTATCTTATTATAACATCAATTTTTTAGTTGAAGTTATCTACTACACTACCGCCATCGAATACAACTGTCCAAACTGTCGAGTCTGGTCCACCTGCATCCAAACCTACACCCAAGGGGCTGTTGAATGATCCACCTTCATAGAACTGGGATACTATGAAACCAGTTCCATCAATTGCGGTATCGTGAATGTGCTGTGGTAAGTTATTTGTATCATCGATAGTTGCTTGGGTATACCAAATTCCATCGTAATAAAAATTAACTCTGTTTGTTCCAGTGTCTAACCACTGAGTTCCATTAGTTGGTGAAGAAGGAGCAGTTGAGCCAACAGCCATTGATCGGTTATCGACATACTCCTTAGTTGCTGCATGGGCATTAAGAGTTGGGGCTCCTACTGTTACTGCATCTCCGAATGTACCGCCGTTTGCTACGACTAACCCATTCTTGACCTTGAAGTCTTTATCGACTGTTGCCATTTACTACTCCCTCTTCCAACTATTTTTATTTTTTATTAAACTAGAAGTGTACCCATAACAGTAACTGTTGAGTCATTGTTAGCGGTTGTTACCTGTAGTTGTACGTTTGCTCCTGAAATACCTGCTGAAATTGATGACGCTGAGCCATTTGTTCCAACAATTCCGTATTCAGTGATTGCAATGTTATCTGAAGAGTCAAGTGTCAAAAGGACCTTTGATATTTCAGTATGTGTTCCGTAGGCAACCTTTACAAGGTATTCTGCTGAACGGTAGTCAGCCTTTGCGAAGGCGTGTGCTACTTGAATTCCTGCTGTTGGTGCTGAAAGTGTTGCTGCGACCTGCTTAGCAACTGAGTTTAACTCAACTGAAGTAAATGAACGATTTGTTCCATCTACTGCAGTACGAGCACGAGCATCTGTAAAGTAAAGGTTTGTACCTTCTGCAAGATCAGTTGTTGTAGAATCTGCTACACCGTTTTCTGCGGTAATAGTAAGTCCTGCACCTGTTCCTGTGATTGTAATGTTTGTAAGTGAAGCACCAGTCAAAAGACTTGCTGCTGAAGACTTAGCACGAGCATCTGTGAAGTACTGTGTTGTTCCTTCTGCTACATCGTCTGTTGTAAGTGCATCTGCGTGTGCGATTGCTGCTGCTTCTGCTGCATTTGCCTTTGAAGTTGCATCTGCTGAGGCAGTTGCTTCTGCTGCTGCTTGTGCAGCGTTAGCCTTTGAGGTAGCATCCGATGATGCTGTAGCCTCTGCTGCAGCCTGTGCTGCATTAGCCTTTGAGGTAGCATCTGATGATGCTGTTGAAATTGCATTTGATTCTGCTGAATCAACATATGCCTTTGTTGCTGCATGTAGGTTGCTTGTTGGTGCACCTGAAAGTGTCAAAGCACCTGTCATTGTGTCGCCAGCCTTTGAAACCTTTGTTCCTACTGATGTAGCAAGGTCTGTTGCATAGTTTGGATTATCTCCAATTGCTGCTGCCAACTCATTGAGTGTATCAAGAAGTGCTGGTGCTGAATCTACAAGTGCTGCAATTTCAGTGTCTGTGTAAGCCTTAGCATCTACCTCTGCTTGGTCAGCGTATGCCTCGTAAGCAGTTGTGATTGCAGTTTCACGAGTGTCTGTGTAAGCCTCTGCTGCTGTCTGAGCAACGCTAATTTCTGTTGCTGTCTTGTATGCTGACCAAACCTCTGTTGAAAGGTTTGATGCATCATTGATCAAGTCATCTGCGTAGTCTTTAGCATCTTGCTCTGCTGTGTCAGCGTATGCTTCGTAAGCAGTTGTAATTGCTGTCTCACGAGTATCTGTATATGCTTTAGCATCTACTTCTGCTTGATCAGCGTATGCTTCGTAAGCAGTTGTAATTGCTGCTTCTCTTCCATCTGTGTAAGAGTTTGCTGCTGCTTCTGCTGCATCTGCTGAACCTGCTTCATCATAATAAGCATCTACTACTGTACGATCAAGTGAAAGTTCTCCACCTGCTGAAACATCAAACTGGTTTGATACTGACTTGACTAGTGTTTCTCCACCAATCAAATCAAGAATGTATTGATCTCCTGCATTTTCTGTAAGAATTACCTCACCGTTGATTGTACCTTGTAGGCCTTCAACGACGAGTCCACTCTTAATCTTAAAATCTTTATTTACTGTTGCCATTTTTTATATCTCCTTTTATTATGCCTTAAGTCCAATTCGTGCGAAACGAACTGTGACTGGCTTGATCGCTTGGTCTGGAGTGACTGTTAAGGCCACGGTATTTCCAGTGCGAGAGACATTAATGGTGCCAATATTCCCATCATTGTCGATTGTTCCGTATTCGCTGACATTTACATTTGTACCGTCAACGAGAATTGTAAGTTCGGTTGCATAGAACTTGTTGTCCCCTGCAGTGGTCTTTGATATTGAAACAATATACTTGACCATACGCCAAACTGTAGCATCAAAGTTATCAACAACAGTTACGTTTTCAATACCAGTGATTGTATTTTCATTATTACCTGCAGAGCCCAAGTCTGTTGACTGAGCAGTTGCGGTATCGATTAAATCTTCATAGTTTTCTTGAGTAGGTCTATCTCCTGTTTGGAATAGAGCCTTAACTGATGGAATTGATACTTTGGCCATGTAGTGATTATATCATCCCTTTTAATAGTACTATTAAAGAATATAGTTACTATAACCAATAACTTGAAGAGGAATTGGAGGTGGATTTGTTTTAGAGTATCCAAACACACTTACATTTATAAACTGAACTCTAAACGGCAAAACCTCTTGAACCCTAGCCTTTGGCTGGAAGTGATCGATCTTTATTCTTTTGACATCAAGATCTTGAATCTGTGTATGAGCAAGCCTATGGGTTGTTCTGTAAAACTCTTGTGATAGTGGGGTTAGGTTTGTTGGCATTACTGCGTTACATCTTCAAGGATAACCATTGACCCTTTGGCTACCGTCCAAACTCTGCCTTCTGATAGAAGTTCTGTGAGTTGGATGTCGAAGATATCTCCTGTCTCAAGAAGTTCTGATTGAGAGGATGTAAGGTTTACAGTAAAACTTCCTTCTGTGTCCTGAAACTCAATTGGCTCAGGGGATAAAGAAACAACAACCTCATCAGTTGAAGGACGATAAATATCCATAGCAACTTCCCAATCATCAAGAAGAAGTGGCTCTCTAGCATCATTGGTTACATAAACACGAAATGCTGCAGAATCTCCACGAACAACAGTCCAACGAATTTCTGGTGGTGCTGAACCTAGCGCATAAGAGTCTGTGGGTTGATTTCTGAAGGTAGCCATAATGTTATTATATCACGACAATCCGTCTTTGAGTGCTCCCCAAGTACCGTTGCCTTTTGTTTGAACAATTAACATTCCTCCAAGTGCAAGGGTTGCTTGAATTGCAACGACTGCTATATATCTTGCTGGTCCAGTAGATGGACGACCTGCAACAAGAGTTCCATTATTGTCTACATAAATTTTTGTTCCAGCAGGCCCTAAGTCTGTTGTGTTCATTTGAATAACTCCAGAGACAATAACAAGACCGTTGGTATTTGTTGCAATATCATTTTTCACCAAACCAAGAATTGGAACATCTGGATTATGGGAAACACTTGATGGATTATATTTTTCAACTAATGATTTTCCAGAAACACTTCCGCTAATAAAAACTGGAGTACCCTGAGAAATTGCTGCGTTTGTGGTATTTCTAACATCAATATATGCTGCTCCGTATCCTAATGGGGGAAGAATATTATTTAGCGCATCTACCAATACCTTGAAATCTCCGTGTACATTGACGGGATCTGAGGCAATAGGGTATGAAAGCGAAGTAGGATAGTTAGATGCATATTGTGGCATAATCTTTATTATACCACCCTCTGAAGTTGCTTTTTGAAAAATCTCATGATATACTTGGTAGTAACACCTACCAAGGTGTTATTGTTTTCTAAGGAGGAAACTATGATTAAATTTATCGAAAGAAACAAAGAGATCATTAGCACACTCAGTATCGTAGCATTAGTAACTGTTTTGTCGAACGGAGCCAATGCTGATTCAGGTCTTGATACTAAGAACAATCTTAGCCTTGAACAGGCTCAGACATCGGAAACCACCTCGAAAGAGGTTTTTTTGGTTTCTAAGGCAAAAAAGTTAGAGAGTTTTGAGAATAAGGTTTCTCTGACTGATTTAGAACTAAAAGAACTGCTTTCGCTAGTAGGCTTCAAGGGCAAAGACCTTGTTGTGGCTTGGGCAGTAGCAAAGAAAGAATCTAATGGACGACCATTGGCCTTTAATGGCAATCACAAGACTGGCGACTCGTCTTATGGTATGTTCCAAATTAATATGATTGATGCTCTTGGTCCTGATCGTAGAACCAAGTTTGATCTTGACTCAAATGCTGAGTTATTCAATCCCGTCAAGAATGCAGAGATTGCATACTATATGACAAACGGTGGAGATGATTGGTCCTCATGGAAGGGCATCACTCCAAGAACCAAATACTGGATGGCTAAATTTCCTAAGTAATACATAAAAAAGAATACCCCCTTGGAGAAATCCTTGGGGGTATTTTTATGTTAAAACTTACTGTGTGCCTCCCAGCCATACTGGAAGGAACTTTGAGGAGTTTGAAGAAAAATAATGACGAACAACATGTGTGTCTTTTTTGTCTTCAACATGCATTAAAACATCATCTTTGTCGAAGTATCTATGAAGATTCCTTGAACTAAAATAGTCAAATACCGAATATTGAATTATTACCCAGGGTAATTGATAGTAGTCTTTTTCAGAAAGAAGTGTTTTATATTTTTCTAAAGTGTAGTTAATATATTGTTTCATTGATGATAGACACATGTTTTTGTGCTTTAAAATATTTTTACTAATAACTGTTATTCCATCATTTATAGCAGGGTATATCTTTAATGTTTTAGTTAGGTCATCACAGGTATCTTCTCTGCTCCAAAGAAACTCTGTATTTCCATATTTTTCAAAAAGTTCTTCTGGATCTCTAAAAAACTCAGTATCTGTGTCCATATTAATAATATTATCAAAATCAAAATCTTCTAGGCCTCTAAAAGCATTAACCCACCTATGCTCAACCACTCCTGCACTCCAAAATCCTGAGTGCCAATCTAAACTTATAATATTATCAAAATGTATAAACTCTGTGTTTGGATCTTCTGGAAAATAAACAGAATGGCTATCTGGCAATCCAGGCTTATGAGAATAGTAAATTTTTACACTTATGTCTTTGTTTATTTTTCTCAAAGTATTTAGTGAATGAGACAACTGCTTATACATATGGTTGTGCTCAATGCTTATCTTTTCATCAAGAACCATAGAAACCACTATTCCATTTTTCACTCTAAATCTCCAAACATAAAAGATATGGCTGCTCTTGGAGTTAAAGATGTTACTTCATGCATAACAGTTTTTGGAACATAAATAACATCTCCTGGATTAAGTGTATGCACCTCAGACTCGTCTTCATCAAATATTGTCCATGTGGCAGAGCCAACAAACTGAGCATAAATGACATCTATGGGGTCATTGTGCTTACTTGTTGTGGGCTCTTTAGTTGTAAAACTTACTGCCCCAAAATATCCAATGCATTTGCTAGGCTTTGATAACTCTTGGTGTAACTGTGTTAGTTTGTTTGCTTTATCTTCAACCCCTGGAAAATTTTTCTCATTAATGTTTTCTAGAGTCAATGTTAGTTTCTGAAAAAAGTTTATATTTCCGATAACCTCTTTACCAAAAACTATTCCGTTCTTTGGATTGCTTAGATCATACGCATCATTAATAGAATTAATAAAATTGTTCCAGGAGTAGTCTTGATTAAAGAAGTTATTTACAACAACTACATTTCCCTTATTTGTTTTCATTTTGAAGTTCCCATTGCTCTTCTGTTATTTGCCCTCTTACCACCTGAAGATATTCTACTCCCTTGGTAAACCACCAATGGTCTGGCTCAGCAAAGTGAAAGAAAATCATAGCAACATGATTAGTTTCTGGGTTAGGAAATTTTTCACGCCAGTGCATTTGATCATTACCGTAGTACGCAAGTGCCTGATTTTTATAAAGAGTATATGCCTTGTCCTCAACAAAAAGGTCCCACGGCTCATTCTGATAAACACACATATCTAGAGTGTAGGTACATGCATTATCATCTTTGTGCTTATAAAGACTTGGTTCGGGATCTTGACCCTCATAATGTGCAAATAGGGTATATGTTGGAAGAAGTGTTTCACTATTAAATATTTCTCTGGCAGTTTCTGTTAGTTTGTCTGCCAACTCTCCTAAAATTGGTAGTCCACCATCTCCAATACAGTACCTGCTAAATCCAGGGTCAAAGCCAAAACTCTTAGGATTATCTAAAGATTGTAAAAGTCTTGAGTAATCCTCATCGCTTAACAAACTATCTACTAGTATTGGCTCTATCATCTTAACCAACTAACGACTGCATACCTTTCTCCCTCAGTTACTGGAGACACAGAATGGTTGTATACATAAGTTGATGGGAAAACTATCATCTGATTTGCTTTAGGCTTAAAAGAAAGATTAAATCTTGGAAAATTTAATTCTCCTCCAGAATAGTTATCGTTAAGATAATACAAAGTTGACACTCTTCTATGGTAATCTGGATGATCATCTATGTGATTTGTAAATTTTTGACCTACCCCATATTTTAAAATTTGATAAGAGTCATGCCAGGAGCAGGATATTCCATAATTATTTTGATAATTGTTTTCTATAGAAACCAAGTTTTCTAAAAAAAGATTAGCCATAGAGGTATAGAATGTTGAACTTACACTTGAGTAATCATCTTTTTCTGTTTCTGAATATGGAATACTGATGGTTTGTGTGTCTCTTGACTCTGTATTCACATTTGTCTCTACAGCATCCCCGATTCCAGTTTTTACCCGTGCTGCTTGCCATTCTATTTTTGCTGACAACATACCTTCTTCAAGGTCAAAAACAAAAGTTTTAAAAATATCTTCAGGAATTACATTTTCATAAGCCATGATTCCTGGTGCAATTTCGGTTCTTTCTATAGCCCTATATTTATTAAAAATTATTCCTTTATCGTTTTCCCAAAATACCTTTTCCATGTTACCACTTCCCTAATGGACATACTGCCACTTGTAGTTTTGTTTTGGCTATCATAAAACATCCGCACTTTTTGCATTGTTTTGTTAATTTAATTAGTTCTGGACATGCTTTACAGATAGAGTATCTTTCTTCTGCTACCTCGGCAGTAGCCCACTCTGTTGAGGGGTTTACAATGTCCCAAGGCCTAGTTTCTCCCAAATTTTGTTTATATTTTTGCCAAGGAGTTAGTTCTTCTGACATTTATATCTCCTTCTATAGTTGTTTTATTCTATTATACACTATAGACTAGCATCCGCAATCGCCATTACAACATGATGGGCAAGGCTCATAGCAATAATTTCTGATACATCCAGTACATCCTCCTGTTGGTGTTGGTGCTACAGGAGTAGGTGCTACTGGGGTTGGTGCGACAGGTGTTGGCGCTACAGGAGTAGGTGCTACTGGGGTTGGTGCTACTGGTGTAGGTGCAACTGGTGTAGGTGCAACTGGTGTAGGTGCAAAGAATGGTGGGAAGAACGGTGGGAAGAATGGGAAGAACGGTGGGAAGAACGGTGGGAAGAATGGTGGTGCTACAGGTGTAGGTGTATTCCATGGAGTTGATGAACACTCTCCAAACTCTGTGCTGTAGTAATATCCACAACTCTGGCATTGTGACTGATTAAGAATTGATGGATCTGCACAAATGTTAACAGGTGCTACTGGTGTAGGTGCTACAGGTGTAGGAGCAACTGGTGTTGGAGCAACTGGTGTTGGAGCAACTGGTGTTGGTGCTACAGGTGTAGGGGCAACTGGTGTTGGAGCAACTGGGGTAGGTGTATTCCATGGAGTTGAAGAACACTCTCCAAATGTTGGTGACCAGTAGTATCCGCAGCCCTGGCACTGTCCTTGTGTAAGGATTGAAGGATCTGCACAAACATTAACAGGTGCTACTGGTGTAGGAGCAACTGGTGTTGGAGCAACAGGTGTAGGTGCTACAGGTGTAGGTGCAACTGGGGTAGGTGATACGCTAATACATTCACCAAACTCTTGGCTCCATACTAATCCACATTCAGCACATTGTGACTGAGGAATTAAACTCCAGTCTGGGTTACAAGGGTTTACAGGAGTTGGTGCTACAGGAGTAGGAGCAACAGGGGTTGGTGCTACAGGAGTAGGTGTTCCATCACATGGAAATGCTGGTAATGCTGGGTAAGATGTTCCTTCTGGTCCATAAACACATACTGTTGCAGCCACGTTATTGCAACTAGTATTATTGGTGTCGCTTGTGTAATTAGCAGTAGTTCCATCGTTTTCTCTTGTAGAGCAATACCATTGATTTGTAGGTACAGGTGTTGGTACAGGAACTGGTGTTGGAGTAACTGGTATAGGTGTTACAGGTGTAACTGTGCATGTTGGATCTGATGGAGCAGAATTTGCTTGACATACAAAATTAGTTAAATTTGGATAAGCCTGAAGTGCGAGAGCCTCTATCTCTGCACAAGATGCTCCAGTATTGTTTCCAATTACACTACCATTTGAACAGAATTTTGCATAATAAGTTGTTGATGGTATTGGAGTTGGAACAGGGATAGGGATAGGAGCAAAGTATGGTGGGAAGAATGGTGGGAAGAATGGAGGGAAGAATGGGAAGAATGGAGGGACTGGTGTTACAGGTGGTGCTGGTGCTACTGGGGTTGGTGCTACAGGAGTAGGAGCAACAGGTGTTGGTGCTACAGGTGTAGGTGCAACTGGGGTTGGTGCTACAGGGGTTGGTGCAACTGGTGTAGGAGTAGGTACTGCAACGCCTTCATAAACATCACCATACAAAATCCAAGAATCTGTTGCAATTTTTACAAGAGTTCCTCTGCTATATTGTCCATCTAAAAATAGTTGTGAGTTTTTGCTACCCACTGTTACTCCAGATGCTGGAACAAAAGTTGTTTTTGCTGAACCAGCCTCAACCAGATTGTACTTATATCCAACTGGGATGCTAACAGAAGAATTTAGCGGGATAGTTAAATTCATTGGAGATGATGCTTGTAGTAAAATTGTCTTATTAACATCCAGGGCACTTAAAGTAAATCCAGTTGTCTTAATTACTACAGTATTATTATTTAGTAGAGATGGATCAAGATCAAATCTTTCATCAATACCGTTCCATTCAAGACCATCTCCTGCAAGGTTTGGATACTCTGCTGTAGCACCTTCGAGAGCGTTAATAACATATGCCTGTGATGCTAGATTTGCAGTATTTGCTATACCGTGGACATCTGTTGTCTTGTTTTGATGAGCAACACGTGCTGCTGTTTCAGCAGCGATTGCATCTGTAAGAGTTTTAAGGTGGTTTGCAATTGAGGGGATTGGAAGAGGGCCTGGTTCTGTTGCTGCTGCATCATAAGTGTCTGATCCATAGTGGTAAAGTCTTAATGCTGCTTGAATATCGGCTGGATCTCCGAGTCCTGGCATTTTGGTGTTGAACGGCCCAGTACCCGTAGGGGTTTTGTCAATATTTTCTGCTGCCACTATAAATCACCTCTTGTCATTATACCACCGTAATAAATAAATGAACACGCTTTGGACCAGCCATAGGCTGCCAAGCGTCATCAATATATTCTACACCCTTTATTTCAAGTGGTAGTGCCAAAAAGCCTTGACTGGTTATTAGTGGCTTTACTATAAGAGTTGTTGCTAAAGGACCAGAAGAATCTGGTGAGGATATTGAGTACTGGACATTAAAGGCATTTGATGTTGCTGCGGTTTCTCCAGAATCTCCATAAATATCGTAAACGTTTATTGGTGTTATTTCTAGTGTTCCATCAACAGCAACTTCCTCTTTAATTGAAGAGTAGTAGTTTGTTTTTAGGTTGAACATTGTCGTCCATTGTGTTCCAGTCGCTGTTGCTACTCTTTGAAAAACTGTTTTGTATGTTTCAGATGCTGGCTGAATGTCAATTGCAATATCTAATGCCTGAAGGCTTTGAACAATTGCAGCATTTACGTTAGCATCTTGTGGGTTGCCATTTGATGCTAGGATAATGCTTCCACGATCACCCTGTGGTCCTATATCTAAATCAAGACTAACTGTTTCTGGTCCACCAAAGACTGTTAGGTCGTCATTTGATAAAAGGATGTCTGCCATTATGCTCCTGTTACAGGAAATTCTGCAATAATGATTCCTGAGTTTTCGCTATTTGTGTAATTTAAAGCACCTGTAACAGAGAAAGAACCTGGTTCAGGTGATGCTGAAATTCCTGTACAAAGAGTATATCCAGTTTTAGGTGTTAATAATATTTGTGCTACATATGTTCTAGATGGTTTAAATGTTCCAGTAAAGTTTTCATAAGTAACTGGATCAGTTAAAGATTTTTCTTTCCACGATAAAGTAACTGAATACTGTGCTGTTTCTGGAACAGATGTATTTGGAGCAATACCAGTAACTGGAGGAGTTACACCATTTATTGCTAAGAGTGAAACTGGTTTTGCTGTCTTCGGAAATGTTGCAATTACTACTGCCCCGCTAATTGGCTCTGTTGTATATTCAGGATTTTCTGCAATATCTGCACCCTCTACTGAAAACTTATTAGCAGGTGTTCCAAGAATCCTATATGGCGCTCTAGGTGTTATAGTTATTTCTGCCTTGTATGCTTTGTCTGGTCCAAATGTGTAATCTGTAGTTGGTAATAGAGTTGTACCGTTTGGCTCAAACCATCTAACTGTTCCAAAATATTCTGCTGTTCCAATAACTGACGTGTCTGGTTCTGCACATGTAACTGGAACTGTTAGTCCTAGAATATTGTAATCTGATAAAGATCCTCTAGTTCCATCATTAGCACCAGTTACTTGATCTGTAACTGTTATTTTGCCAGTAAGTAGTGTTTGAACAACTTCGTATTGACCACTGCCTGGCAAACCTGCTGGCTTTTTAACTTCAACGTCATACACATACTCTGTTCCAGCAATAAGAGTTTCTGCATCTGTTGGTCTTATTGCACAAGAAACATTTGTGCCATCTTCTGATATTCTTGCAAAGCATCTTATTGGCTGTTGAACTCCTGGAGCAGTGGATATTGGTCCTCTAGCAGTAGCAATTGTAAATTGAGCACTATCATATGTTGAAGCCAAAGCATTTACATAATCTGGATCATTAGCAAAACTTGTTGGGGCATCGTAATGGCGTAAATCAAAAACCGTTCCATCGTTCTTTTTCGGGTAGATCTTAAACTCAAAGGTATCACCCTTATAGTAGTTAAAGTCATAGGTTGCTGGAAATGCCATGGTTTTATTATACCACGCTGACGTAGACAGAATTGAAGATTACGGAGGCATCAAAGTCTGTTCTAATTTGAGGCACTGCTCCGTTGCCCCACATAGCCTTGTCTTCGATAAATATATTTTGAGTAACTGAAAGGTTGTAGACATTTTGATACTTAAGAGATCCTACAAACTGCACAAACTCCTGATCCTTACTTGCAAAATATGTCCTTAGCCAAACCTCGGTGTTAGCCGTATAGGTAGTTAGTTCAAAGTTATATGTTAGGAATACTTGGGATCCTTCGTTTATACCGTGGAAGTTTAGGGCTCTTTGATGACTATTCCAAAGGCTAGTGCATCCTTTTGGAAGGTATGTTTCATTTTGGGATTTGTCTTTTGTATCTAATAGTAGAGTTACCCATCCATCGTTTCCTTGAGATACTCCGAGTTTTGTTGGTTTGTCAATAGTGTTTGTGTATGATGCCCATCCTGCTTGTTGTCCTGAAGAAGATAAAGAACTTGCTCCATCTTTTCCTGCTGGACCTTTATCACCCTTTTGTCCTGGCTTTCCTTCTGGTCCTTCAGGTCCTTCTTTTCCATCTCTACCGTCTCTACCTGCGGGTCCCTGTGGTCCTACTGGGCCAGGGACTGGAAGAAATGAAAGAGCATTATCCACAGTAGGAGATGCTTGACTTTGTTCTACTTGTGCAGCATAAGAAGATTTTTTTGCACCTGGAAAATCCATAGATTTAGAAACAGCCATGGAGTTATTATCTCACGTTATTATGCTTGAATGTTTACATCAATAGATGTAATAATTCCATTTACAATATTAAAAGTTTGATTTCCAATAGTAAAGGATGAGTTAACACCAATTGGTAGTTCAGCATCTGCACCTTTTGCTGCAAGTAAATCCCAAATAAATCCTTCTGATGGTGTGTCTCCAACGTTTCCACCATTAGGATGCTTGCGATACCAAAGTTGTCCTTCGTATGTTACAACATCTCCAACTGCATATCCTGCACCTGGGTTGTATTCACCATTGTAAGACCATAGTGCGTCAGCACCTGCGGGTCCCTGTAAACCTTGTGCTCCTTGTGGACCTTGAGGGCCTACGGCTCCTTCGTCTCCCTTGTCTCCAACTGCGCCTGGCATTGGAACAATCTTAATAACTGCCATTATAGTGTACCCCCTGGTGTAACATCGCCTAATACTTGAATGGTTCCAATAACAGGAGTCCAAACAGTGTCTTCAATCTCTTGTGGAATTATTACTTGTAAATCAAATGGCAACTGAGCCACGACTGATGAATATTTTAATCCCCAGTTTTTTGTAACTGAAGGGTAGGCTGTAATATCAACAAAACCTTCTCCAGGCTCACAGTCCAGGGCATCTAAAACGTTGCCAGACTGGTCATAAGCAGTTGCTCTAAAAATCCATCCATCAGTATTGTAATAATCTACTTCATTATCTTCATAAAACTCTACTCTCAGAGTTCCAGTATCTCCTCTAACAACGCTCCATTGCATAGTGACTGGATCGGCACCAAAAGCAAGAGAAGAGTGGTTAGGCATACTGTGATTATACCATAAAAATTGACTAATACCATGGTCGGTGGGTATAGGACAAACCAAGGTATTAGCCAACAATAAATTATACCATAATAGACAAAACGGACATGATATTTAAAGTTATCAAATTGTTATAATAGTCAATGTCCGATTTGTTACCATAAGTCTATTTTAGCCAGGTTAGGGATAGTGTATACTTTAAATATATAAGAAAAAAGAACTATCTTTATAGTTTTAAAAACTATCTTTATATATAGTATATAGCAAATTATTTCTTAGAGTCAGAAATATGCTGAATTAGAATTCTATACAAGTCGTCAAGTTTTCTTTCTTGGCGATCTCGTGATTCTTCGGAATTAATTTTTTGTTCTTGAACAGCCAACTCTAATCTTGACATTTGATCTTTTAGTGATGATCCAGAATTTGGCTTAAGTTCGCTTAGATAATGTTTAACAAGCCACTTGATTCCAAATGCTATTGATGATACAATTGTAAGTATGGCTACGATTAGGGAAGCCCAGTCTTGCACAGTCATGACATTATTATAAGGGACGTTTATACTAAATGAAAACAGACATACTCAATACGCTGGAGCATTCTAAGAATTTAATTATATCTCCCGACATGGATGGTTTTATGTCCGCAAAATTACTAGAGCGTTTTAACGGTTCGAAAATAGTAGGTTCATATGACAAGAATCTTTTATGTCTCGCCGACGGGATCAACCCAGAGGAATGCTTATTCGTGGACTGTGATATGAATCGACAAGAGTTTGTATCTCTCGGAAATCATATGCGTTTAATAGATGACAATATGTCAGTCGAGTCGTTCAATCCAAATGTTCATTTTAATGTCTCGACATATAGCGACAAGTTTCCCTTCGCAACCGCTTTTTTGATTTCGTTCGCAATAGAGGCTGATCTGTCCGAACAAGACCTTATACGCATGGCTTTCGCTGACTCAACTCTCAAGAACATGGAGAAGTACAGCGATAACATGCGAAACTGGTCTACACGGATGGATCATTTTGCAACAAGGTACATAATAGACAATTCGGACATTGCAAGAAAGAATGATGCACAAGCAAGGTTTGATTATGTTGATCAAGCATTTGTATCTAAACGTTATGGCAAGGAACGTTACCTGGATACCCTAAATAATGCCCTAGCAGGGCAGGAGATGAAGTTTGAGCCATTAGTCCAGGGTATGAAGTATGTATGCGATAAAGTTGGCAAAGAAACCGTTATACGGTATAATAGAGATATCATCTCTTATGCAGAGATTTTTACAGGGGAGTACTCTGTAACTTACGACCAAGAAAAGGAATGGGTATGACAAAAGACGAAGCAGTACAAATTATGATGGCCAGCATTAATGGAGATAACCTAGCATTGGGTCTACAGGCTGGTTTGGAAGAAACCGCACTAAAGGCACAGATTGACCAGAGTCAGCCAAGCCTTGTGTTTATGATGGGAAATATTTACGATAAGTTACAAGAGGCCAAAGTAATTGGCTAAGTATCAGTATCGTCCGATTCTCGAAAAAATTGAAGAGGCTTATTTGGAGAATGCCAAGACAGAGTACAAACCAGGTTTTGACATTGAGTCCAATGTGCGACTTGTTATTGAAGCAGACACTGAAGAGTTAGCAGATCTATCTCGTTATGGGTTTGTTGATATACGTATGTGGGAATTAGTTCAAGACTAAGCACTATTACGTATGTAATTGGCTATATCGTGTGATGCGCCATGATAAGTACCGTGAAATTTTTGCTCTACTTGGTTTGCAATAGCAAACCTTAATTTCTGTTCAATCTGAAAAAGTAGAATTGCTTGTGCTTGTTCTGGACTTAGTTGTTGTTGATCGCTATCCATTTTTGCAACTACAATTCGTGCAGCAGGTTTCTGAAAATAATTTTACAGCCAGGTTTGGCTCTTCGGTTGGTCTTCCCATATTATCAGTAGATGGCATAGGCTTAGATTCAAATTGAAAATCTACATCCCAGGCATTTTCGAAATTGTCTAGGATTCCCATATTACTCTGCTACTGGTGGCTCTACTATTGCTGTTGCTGGCTTTGAACTGTGAGATGTTGTGCATGTGCATGCATCGCAACACATTGGGCCATCATAGGTTGATTCTGTCATGAATCCATTATATCACAATTCTGAATAATTTTGTAAAACCCAAATAGGCTAAAATCTGAATATTTTGTCCAGATGTATGATACATGTATTTAGAAAGAAAGACCAAAAAAGATAGTGAGCACATAACTCACTACCTCTCTCAGCGTAGACTAATTATCTAGTTAGTACTAGTAGGCACCAAATGATTGGCACCCGTACGCCTAACTCGATTTACTTAGTATAGGTACCACCTTGCGATCTAGGTAGGCTTTCATCTTTTGAGTATCTTTTGACTGTTTCAAATCTATGTTAGCAATACCTAAATCTTTAACTATTTTAGATGTTTCTACTACAATAGTTTTAGCAAATGCAACACCTAATAGTTTTAATCCAATAGGAATCGCAACGACTGCACCTATAGTTAAAACTAATATAATAATAGCCATAAATATAAGTGAGTACTGTACTATATTAGCAAACCAATCAAATGGTGTAGTTAAAAAATCTAGCAATATAAAACTCCCTTAGTCTGATGTAGTTAGTGTTGATACTGAGGCAAGGTACTCTTCTCGTACCTTAGTCATAGCCCTATCTATTTGTGCATATGCATTAGCACACTTATAGCAATAGGTCTCTGTGTTAATGCCTAACATAAAGGCATCTGTTCCACTATATACTAACTCTGTTGATTCACAGTTAATTACTTTGCATGTTGTCATTTGTTTATCTCTTTTCTTTTGTGCATTGACATGGGTTAATTGTTATTTGTTTACCCTTGAGGGTTACCACTGCTAGGGTACTACATTGTGAGCATAGGTATATGTGCATTAGTATTCACTCTTATCTAGTATAGTAGGGATAAGTACTAGTATAGTACCTAGCACTGACAAGGCTAGGATAATAAGGGGTAGGCTCATTAGTTACCCCCTAAAATAAAGGCTAGTACTATGGCTATACCTAAACCAATAAAAGCACCTATAGGGGCATAATCAGCATTTTCATCTAGCCAATCTTGTACATATGTAAAAGGGTTCATTAGTTACACTCCTCACATGGGCATAGGGGGAATTCTAATTCTTGCTTAATTCTATTAGCAAGTAGCATAACCTTGTTATAGGTATCTGCACTAGCACCTCTAAAAGATACTGTTTTTCCATCTACTACCATTTGAGCAGCAATAGCGATTTTTTGGTCTAGTGATAGACCCTTGTATTGATTTGTTAATGTAGTCATTTTGACCACCTTTCTTTTTGTATGTAATAATCTTAGCATTTATCCCCTGAAAAATCAAGGGCTGTGGGTGTGATTTAGGTCACTTATTCGCTAGGCTCATATAACAATTCGTTATCTTATTTGCTAGGCTCATTGACCTTAATTAACTCTATTTAATTTTTCTTATACTAGTATAATAACACATCTACCCCTAAAAGTCAAGTCCTAACACGGCGTGTCGTGTGTGATGTCCATCACATGGGGCCGCCCTATACAGGTACCCCATATACAGCCCCCTATATAGGCACCCCCCTATATAGCGCCCCCTGTGGTGTAGATCACATGTGTGGTACATCACAATGTCCGATTTATCCCTTTTATACCCTCGTATTTGTCAGTGGTACCTGTTATACTTACTAGTATAAAGAAAGTCAGAAAAGGTTTCTGAACTAGAAAGGACAATAAAATGTCAAACAGTATTTTCGGTCAAGGTTTCGCTACAGTTAGCGATTACCCAGCAGGTTTAATGAATACCTGCCAATGTGGTCAGGTTGTTTTAGCACCTGCTACAATTCACGAAATGTGTACACCAGAAGGTGACAAGTATGGTACAAAATGCTACCATAGTCGCTGTGGTCGTTCACTTCCAAAATCTAAGTAATTAGATAAATAAAAAACTTAATAAAATAAAATTAACTAACAAAAAAAGAAAGGTTGTCAAAAATGATAACATTAGAAAATAAAAAGTGCGTAGAGCACAACCCTATGAAATCTGCTATCTCAAATGTAGGAGATGAGCAATTCACTTTCTGCCAAGATTGTGAACAAAACATTGAGCGTTGGTATAACGATACTGACCCAGAACGTCTACCAATGTGGACAGATTGGAAGGTCTCTAAATGAATAAAGACCAAAAAAGAGAATTAGCAATAAACCTTGCTAAAGAAAAGTATGGTGACCAATGGTTAGCAGGGCTTTGGGGTTCTGCTGCTGTTCTACTTTCAGAAAAAGATTTTGACATAATTATAAAAGTAATGGAGAAATAAATGATTGACTTTTTTGTAAATGGTAATGCTTTATTTTGGTTTTCTATGATCTGTTTATTCTATGGGTTTTATTTATTCGTAACGGAATAAATAAATTCCCTGCAAAAAAAGGCGCCCCCCTGTGACGCAAATCACATCAAAAATGTCCGTTTTGTGCGTGTCTAAACTTGACTTTTGGGGTTTCTTCTGCTATACTTCTAGTATAAAGAAAGTTGAGAAAGGTTCTCAAACTAGAAAGGGTCAAAATGACTAATAGAATTTTCGAACAGGGAAACACCCCTCAAATGGCTGAATGGCTTGGCTATGTTAAGTGCTCAAAGTGTGAGCGTGTGACTGCGTGGGAAACCTGCGTAATGTGTCGCTAATCACACAAAATAGACGGCGTGTCGATTTGACTTTTCAGGGTTTCTCTGATAGTCTTACTACATAAGAAAAACTAAATAAAGGACAAATTGGCTAATGAGCCTAAGCAAATAAGTGTGATACAAATCACAATGAGCCTTAGCAAATAAGTAGCCAAAATGTCAGCCCCCAATGGTAAGATAGTCTTATCAATTAAACGAAAGGAAGTCACTAAATGACTTACACTGTAACACTAGAAACCTTTAATGGTTCTGTCAAAAAAATCAACCTAGCCTCTAAAGGTGCCGTTGCTCAATTCGTATCACAATACCCAACACAATTACCCGTTGGCGTATCTGTAAAAATCGCTTGCGATACTCTCGGACTTAGTGGCACAATTCGTGGCACTCGTGTACTTACTAACTCAAACTAAGAATAGGAAAACTAAAAAAATGGTAGAAATTAAACACTCTCTAAACTTCGTTACAGAATTTGACGAAACACATCCAATCGCTAAGCAAGCACTTGCTATCCCTCACGCAGATTTAATTGCTATGCTTGAAGGAATGCTAAAGGACCTTCTAGTGCCTGCAATACTTCCAACAATTGAGGACATCAACAAAAACGGGTCCTATGCAATTCTTAAGGTGGTTGCGTAATGATGACACGAAAAGACTATGTAGAAACTGCAAAAATTCTAAATAAATTTGTTGATGACATTGACTCAAATGATTTTGACCAATTAGTTTTTGAATTCAGTGAGTGGTTTGCTTCTGACAATCCTAGATTTGATGAAAGTAAATTCTATGACGCTTGCGTAAAAGAAAAGGAAATAGCATAATGAGAAAACTAATAGCATTTATTTTAACACTTTTGCTTATTCCAATCTCGTCTGCTAGTGCGAATGGTTCATCTTATCAACTTGTAACACCAGTGCTAACAACAACCTATGAACTTCCTGCAGAAACTTATAATTCTAGGTGGCGTACAATAGAAATTCCTTTTTCTGTAATTTTAGTTTCAGACGGAACTGTTGCTAGTTTTCATTTTAATTTAATAGATGCAGAAGGTTTTAAAATTAGTAGCAAGGAACTTAGTACACCATACTCAGGGATTGACACACACTATTCACCAAAGACTTGGGCTCAGAATACTAAGTGGACATTGTACTCTTTTGATAAAGCAAAATTGCCTATTAGACTACAAACAGAAATTGAGTTTTGGAGAAGTACTGGCAAGGCTTCTGTTGTGCAAACATTTCCAATGAATTTTGTTACTCACAAAGATGATGTTGCAGAAAAAGCACAAACAGATGCAGTAGCAAAAGCACAGGCTGAAGCAGTAGCAAAGGCTCAGGCAGAAGCAAAAGCAATTGCAGATGCAAAAGCCAAAGCAGAAGCAGATGCTAAAGCAAAAGCAGAAGCAGAACTAAAGGCTAAGCAAGAAGCAGAGGCTAAAGCAAAGGCTGATGCAGAAGCAAAGGCTAAAGCAGATGCAGAAGCAAAAGCAAAGGCTGATGCAGAACTTAAAGCCAAGCAAGAAGCAGAAGCAAAGGCAAAAGCCGATGCAGATGCTGCAGATTTGGCTAAAAAGTTAGCCCCAACTTGGTTCTGCACTAATGACACAACAAAAAACAAAATGACTCATGCAGAGGCTGTCATTGTGTGTGCACAGGTTGATAAAGAAATTAACGACAAAAGAATACTAGAAGCACAAGCACAGGCTATGAAAGAAAAAAGAGATTTGGTTAATGGAACTGCTTGCAAAAAGTTAAATGCTACAAAATTAGCAGGTGGAAAAAAGTTTACTTGCAAAAAAATTAACAAAAAGTTAATTTGGAGATAATAAAAAATCCTGAGCAAGATCTAAAACTGCTCCCAATTTTTTGGGGCGCCCCGTTCGGGCGTGTCGTCCACAAAGTTATCCACAGGCCTGCTTGTGTGAGTTTTATCACATGGCTTGAGCGTCTCACTATTTGGACTTACTCCCTAGTAACTTGATAATTTATGTCTAATAGGCTAGACTTACATAGTAAGAAAAAATAAATAAAAGAAAGTCTATTCGCTTACGGCGTGTCTAACCGAAAATGTCAGACCCCTATGGTAGGATAGAATTATCAACAAAAAGAAAGAGGTTGGCAAATGTCAGCAAATGTCTATACAATAGAAAACCTACTTGTAGGAAAAACTTATCACTCTCGCACACTAAAGGGAGAAATTATCTCAGCCGAAAAGTCTGATGTATGGTATGAGGGTTGCGAAAGTTATCTTGTTCAGGTTCGTCCCCACTACTCAGCACCACTTAACTTAAAGGATACTTATCGTGTCCTAGCAGTAAGAATTGGAGACTAGTAATGGGATACATAGAGATTTTTAGAATTGACAATGAGGGGGCAGGTTGGATAGACTTGTCTCAGGCAACAGATAAAGAATTGCTAGACCTAGAAATAGGTTTATTTCAGGAAGGGGCTATCTAATGGCTAAGATGAAAACACTATACACAGAAATTGAGAATTGCGAACAATGCTACGGGCAGGGTTGGCAATTTTGGGCACAGGGAGAGGACTTTGATACAGAGTCTTGCGATTGTAATCCACACCAATTATTTATCACTAAGGAGAATAACTAATGAACGAATACCTATACTCAGTAACTAGCACCAACGATAGTGATACCAATACACTTTGGGTTGGACGCTATTCTAATGCCCTTGACGCAGTAAATGTCTTTAATAGTTTTATTGACTATGGTGACGCTAAGGAATACAGAGTAGTTAATTTATCTGAACCTTCAGGTAAGTTACACACAAAAACTTTCTACACAACAGGAATGGTGGTAACACGATAATGGGAAGCGTAACAGCAATTGGATTAGCAGATAGCGTATTAGATTTAGAAACGCAGATAGCGTATCACTTACAAGGTAATCACTATCCACCCGTACCACTAAGCATGGTTCAGCCTTGTATTGACGCTATTGACGCATACTATGATGAGGACTATGACCGATTTATTGCTATGCCTGAAGGCGTATTCTATAAGGGTATGAGCCATGCCCCTGCTCATGCTATTGTAGACCAACACCACTTATCATGGTTCATTGACCCAGTAGATGAGGAAGAGTAAATGTCTGATACAATGATTGCTATGGATTTAATACACGCTGATGATCTAACACCAAGCCAGTTAATGATTGGCGATTTAATAAAAGTTAATGATGACATTGTTGAAGTTATTTATTTAGAAAGTGATTCAACAGGAGATAACTATTCAGTAGAAACTCAAAACGAGTTTGGTGAAAAAGAAGTTGTGTTGTATAGTTACACTGATACAATTCCGTTTTATGTTTTTATTGAAGATGATGACGATTAATAAATAAATTCCCTGAAAAAAAATGGGCGCCCCGTTCGGGTGTGTCTGGGGATAACCTGTGGATAACTTCAATCTACTCACGAGTAACCTATATATAATTTCTTTAAGAAGGAGCATTTTTTTTCCCAGAATTTTTGGCTGGGAAAATTTTTTTGTGATTTTAATCACACGATCAAGATTTGACATTTTTACCCTAAGTCTGCTAAGATTAACTTATGAAGAAAACACCTGAAGAATTACGCAGACTCATGGAACTAAGGCGTTCTAATGCTGCCTCAGCCGTGCCTTCAAAGAAATCCTATAACCGTAGGAAATGTCAGTCCGAAATGATACAATTAAAGAAATACAAAGGAGACCCCCTATGAACGACTACGCACTAGATGAGTACTACGCAACAACCTGCCCTTCATGCAAAGAAAATGCCGTTGATGACTATGAAGATAAGTGCACACATTGCTTGCTTGAAGAAATGTCTGCAACCTATAACGAAGACATCGCACTAGAAATGAGCCTAGGCCTTGACTACTAAACTAAAAAGATCATTTGACAGAAAGGTCGCTAATGCCGTCTCACCTAATGGAAAAACCGCAACAATCGCTAACACATTTGGACTACCTGCTGGAAAGGCTTTCTCGTGCCCTGGTGCCACTAGTGTTTGTGAAAGCGTTTGCTATGCAGGAAAACTTGAAAAACTCTTCAAAGGAGTAAAGGCTAACCTACTACACAATTGGGACCTAGTCAAAGACGCAGACCATGATACTATAGAAGAATTGTTAACTGATATGATTAACGATTTTCGTGCAGACTGTGTAAAGAAAGACGCACCCCTACTCTTCCGCATTCACTGGGACGGAGATTTCTTTAATGATACTTATACATTCGCATGGAAGCATGTCATCCTTAACAATCCTGATATTCAATTCTGGGTATATACACGTGTTAAGTCTGCAGCCGTAATGCTTAAAAATATTGATAATCTATCACTATACTATTCAACAGACAGTGAGAATAAGTCTATTGGTATTGGACTTAAAACCGATCATGGCATTCGTCTTGCATACCTTGCTAAGAATTTTGCTATTGGCCAGGCTGACATGAAAGAATTAACAAATAGACCTGGTGCTAAGTGTCCTGAAAATAATAAACAGATTCCACTTATTTCTAAGCAGGGCTCGGCTTGCGTTTCTTGCTCATTGTGTGTATACTCTAAGAGTGATATCATATTTAGTGCGAGTAAAAAGTAAATGAGTCCTTGGTTCTATTTACTAATGATGTTAATAGTTTTATTGTCTATTAGTGGTAGTTCTGGTATTTAAATAAATCCCCTGCCAAAAATGCAGGGCGCCCCCTGACCAGTCATTTGTCAAGTCACGACACGCATAAAAAATGTGATTAAGGACACACTAAAAAATGTCACTAAGATTTGTATTTATGACATTTTTCTGCTAAAATTATACTATAAGCAATTAACCCCCACAACGAAAGGCAAGACCCAAATGACACTACACGGATACACATACCAAATTGGTGACTTGTTCACAACAAGCAAAACAGGCGTTACAGGTCGTATCGCAGGTTTCGAGCCAATGTCTAATAAGGTTACTAGAGTTTCACTCGTCCTAGCAAATGGCTCACGCCGTCTGGCTATGGTCAAGACATCTAAGTAATCTCAAAATGTGAGAAATGTCAGATTTCGATTTGACATTTTTACAGGCAAAATGTTATACTTAGGTATAACGAAAACAACCCTCTAACAGAAAAGGAAATACAATGTCAGTAGCAACAGCAACATACAAAGTCGGAGACCTCTACACAACACAGAAGTCAAAGGTAACAGGAACAATCACAGAAATCACACCTAACCCAAACGGACAATCAGTTCGTGTTAAGTTAGATGTAAATGGTTCAGTTCGTTACACAACTTGGACGGCTAAGTAATCTAATTACTAATTCCTGAGTATGAATAAAAACTGCTCAACCACCCCCCAACTAACAGAAAAGGAACAGACCCAATGGCACGACAAAAAGCAATCTCAGTAAAGATAGCAACACCAAAGGTAATCAAGGCACTAGAAACTCGTCTAGCAAAGTTAGAACTTGATTGGACTAATCAAGAAGCAAACGAGGCAAAGTATCAGAAGCAATACGATAAGTGGAAAAAGGAACTTTTTGACTATGCCGTAGCAAACATCAAGAAGGCAGAAAACCTACGCACCAACTATCGTAATTGGAATAACCAATTAAACATTGACTTCGACCTAACAGTTTCAGATAAGGATTTGCCTAAAGAGCCTGAGAAGGACTACGAAGTTCTACACCGACACTCATACAATGAGATGAAAGAGGAACTATCAAACGCAATCCGTATCCTAAAGATGACGGACGAGGAAGTAGTTAGCACCAGCACTTACAATGCCGTTGCTCGTTATCTCTAAATAAATCAACACGACCACAGAAATGCGTGTATAAATAAATAGAGTGGAAACGACCTGAGTATGTCGCTAAACTGCTCACCTTATACCCTGTGCTCCGTAGGTTCCCTGGGTGTATGGTTCGCCAGGCTAATTAGGGCGATCATAGAAATACTATAGAGCCAGTTCACACCAACTGCAAGAAGTGTAACTACCTGAGTATGTATCAAAACTGCTCCCCGCAAGGGCCCTTGACAATTGTCAGTGGCACCCAGTACAATTAATGTAAACCAACTAACAGAAAGAGGCCCCCATGGACCAGCCAGTAATCGACAATCACTACATGACACGAGAGTTTTTAGAAACCACTCTTGTGCAAAACAAAGAACGCATTCAGCAACTTGAAGAGCACATTCAAAAGGTAACCCAACGTTCATATGGCGAGGCTGCAGAGCGTTCACGTATGCAAAACGAAATGCAAGAGTGGACCTTGGAAGCAATGGAGCACGGAACAATCGATGAGTCTACTGCACAAGAAATTGCAGACATTTGCGGATTCGAATTGTCAAAAGAATTTGAACTAGAAGTTACAGTTCAATATTCAATTACAGTTAATGCTCGTGATGAAGAATCTGCACAAAATGCAATTCATGATATTGATTTTGATTCAGTCTCATATGGTGAAGAAGTAACTTACTTATCATCCAGTGTTGACCGTATAGAAATTTAGTAGGGGGCTACTAATAAACCTGAGCATGTTTTAAAACTGCTCCTCTCTTCCCTCAAAATTTTGGGGCGCCCCCTGTCAAGTCGACACGCCGATGCTTAGGGGTGATCTTTTACAAAATGTCCGATTTGTCCATGATTAACTATCCCGATTTGCATTTGTCAGTCCGTCCTGTTATACTTAAATCTCAACAACAAAAAGGAGAAAACTCATGGCACATGACCTAGAAACACAAAACGGTAAGGCATCTTTTGCATCTTTCCGTGAACCTGCTTGGCATGGATTGGGTACCGTATTCACAGAAGAAAAGACCACAAAAGAAATGTTAGACCTTGCTAACCTTTCTAATTGGAATGTTCGTCTTGAGGATTTGGAAACCCCATCACATTTGACAAGTGATAAAAACTATCAGTACGTTTTGCGTACTAACCCTACAGATAACACACAGACCGACATTCTTGGTGTCGTTGGTGAGCGTTACCATGTAATGCAGAATGAAGATTTATTCTCATTCGGTGATAACATTCTAGACGGTGGTGGTCGTTGGGAAACGGCTGGCTCAATCAAGGGTGGACGTGTCGTGTTCGGTGCATTGGCACTAGAGCGTGAAACAATTCTAGACCCTAACGGTGTTGCAGATAAGGTAAAGACTTATTTACTTATCAACACATCACATGACGGCTCAATCGCTATTCAAGCATCTATTACACCTGTTCGTGTTGTATGTGCTAACACTCTTAACCTTGCACTAAATACTACACGCAAGAAGAATGGTGTCAAGCAATCTTTCAAGATTCGCCACACACAGACAGCATCTGGTAAGGTTGCCGTTGCTCGTGAAACTCTTGGGCTTGCTCATAAGTACATGGATTCTTTTGACCTCATGGCTAACGCTATGATTCAACAAGAAGTTTCTGCTAAGATGTTTAACGACATCATTCTTGCTGCATACCCAAAGCCTGAAAAGGATTCTAAGGGTGCTTTCAAGAAGTGGGAAAACAAGGTTGATGTTATCAATGACATCTACACAGGCGAGTTTAACGGAATGATTGCTGGTAATGCGTGGGGTGCTTTCAATGCACTTACTGAGCGTTTAGATTGGCACCGTTCTGCTCGTGGTGGTTCTAACGAATCAATCCTTGCATCTGCAAGTGGTTTTGACCCTGCTATCAATGCAGAAAAAAATCGCTTACTAAAAATTGTGCGTGAATTAACTAACGCATAAATAAAAAAATAAATAAATGCCACCTGAGCAAGTGGATGCAAAAACTGCTCACATGGTCCGTTAGAATAGTTGGTTAGTTCGCTACCCTGTCACGGTAGAGGTCACGGGTTCAAGTCCCGTACGGATCGCAAGAAAAAATGGGGCGCCCCCTGTGATCTATATCACATGAGATTTTTGTCAAAACTTAATTACGATAGAGTGATATTTTTCCTGGAATTTAATTACGAAGAGTTGATTTTTTTCCCGAAACCTGCTAGAATTAATCTATGACCCAAACCATGAATACTATAGACGACCTCATAAATGAAATATACGAAAGCAACTACTCTCACCTAGAGTTTGAAGAAAATATGGGTGGAGATGCTTGTGACTGCCATATCCATACTACACTAAATACTATAGCATTTTATGCTGGGATAGAGGTAGGGTAATGCTAGGCTATGAACTACAAGATCTAAATGATATGACCTATGGCATTGACTCTGCCCTATTGATGATAAACCAGGACGAGAACCCTGCTATTGCTAGATACCTATCCAACGCCTCAGACTTTCTTAATGGACTATGGGCAGAAGGGTACTTTGACTAATGTGGACTAAGTATGATTATCTATGTACTGATTGTGATGCCCTGATTCAAATCACTGCTTGTGCTGATAAGGTTCTTGATCCTGCCTGTATTTGCGGAGGGTATGGAATAGTTATCCTAATATCAGAATCAGATGGCAATGCCCCTATCCTTACAGATGTGAGCAAGGTCACACCCCGTACAGTTGTAAAAATTGACTCCAACCCGTATAATTAATATATGGACCTAAACACATTTATCGAATACATCAAACTACATCTGATTAGTCTTGAACAAGACCTTGAAGAAAACCCTGCCTCTATCCATGTGGTAGACATTGAGGGACAAATCTATGCTACTAAACATCTTTTGTCAGTGGCAGAGGGTAGAATATAACTATGATGAACACACAACTAGAACCAAGACTGCAGAAACTGATTGATATGGGAGAGTCAGGAACTGACATCCTACACGGGGAACTTAAAAACCTTATTTACGAGGCTGAGAAAGAATACCTTGAAATCGAACAAGAAGAGCGTGAGGGTGGCTACTCTGACGCAATGCTATCTATGGACAGAACAAGGGCTGAAGGTCGTATGGACGCTCTTGTAGAAGTCTATGCCCTTACATACCAACTGGCCTTTGCTATCAGTGACAGGATTAAGAACAATGAATAACTTTATCGAAATGGACTTTGACGAGTGGTGTGACACATACAAGCCAATCATTAACCATATAGACAGTAATGCCTCCTTTGACAATGGAGACGGTGGTGTTATGTTTGAGACCTATGGTGATGAGGTAGAGTTTGTTAAGTCTCAATCCCCTG